ATTTTCAATATCTGTTTATCAGTTAATCCGCTGTTAGGATTTGTTTTTCGGTATTCATTAATATATGTCGTTTTCCCAAGCGCGTTTAGACCTCCGAATGTAGTACCATATAATGCTACATATGGAGCTATTCCTTTAATGAAATCACTACCTTCATCCTTCATATAATCCATTGTTTTTAGTAATTTTACATCTTTTTCCATTAATTTTGTAATACTATCAACTTTCATAACTGCTTCGCTATTAAATAATATAAGCGGTTTTTTAGTCCTAAGATTTGAGTATTTACTATCGTTCACATCAAGCAAAGCATCGTAACCTTTTTCTTTAAGAGTATCGTAGAATAGTTTAGATGACTTCAAACCTTTATCGCTGTAATTGACTAACGAAATATTAAACGCATCATATATATCATTTAACATATTTTTATCTTTTATGACGTCTGGGTTTTTAACAAAATCCTCTATATTCCTTCCGAATGTTCTCATAGAACTTACATCTTTAAACTCATGCAGTGAATCCATTACCGATTTTCTAAATTCCGAATCGGTTTGTATTTTATCACTAAATATAGATGTTACATTATTTCTTGACGGTATTTTTATTTTACTTGTTACTTTCATCTTAACTCTATTAGGACTATTAGACCCTAAGTGTGCCGAATATAGTAGATTATCATATTTTTTTGTTGATACATACATATTTGCTTTAGGGTTAAATTCTGAACCCGGTATCATACGTTGTAGTGTAGCTCCTTTTCGAACCATACCGTCAACTCTTACATCTAAATGTTTCTTTGCCACATAACCTACGGCTACTACAGCAGCAGTGGCACCAACCGCCATTAATATTTTTTCAGTTTTCCATCTATTATCAGCCATGATTTTAGCATCAGACTTAGCGAAACCTTTTTTAATATAGTCCGCTTCCAATTTGTCAACTCTTGATGTTTTTATTTCATCTTCATTTTTAGGTTTGGTTTGTTTATTAACATTAACCATTTGTGGTTGTTTTACAACGCCCCATTTCATACCTTTTTTACCGTAATGACGTAATTCGGAGGTATTCCTATAAGCCCACATATCACTCCCCCTAATTATTTAATACACTTATTTTCCCACTTCTTATATACGTCAAGATATATCTCTTGTTTATCTCCATTATATGTTATCTCATAATATTGACCGTCTGGTAAAGTAGTACTCAATAACGCTTTCCAATTCTGTAGTGTTTTACAGAACCATACAACATATACTTCTTCTTCGGTTATTGATATATTATCACTTTTATCTAAGTTTTCATTTACATAATCTCTAACTATTTTTTTAGCTTGTTCCTGCATTGTAATCCCCCTATTCAAAAGCATCTTTATTTAATTTATATGCAACATAAGCATCCATCATCGCCGATACCGGGTCAATTTTCTGTTCATATCGCTTCTTCATTAATTTTCTATTACCATTTGTATCTTCTATAACAATACAGTTACCCATTGCAAATTGCATTAACTCTTCGTCGAATAATAACATTCTATCTTCTGCCATTTTCTTAAGTTCGCCTAATGGTACTGATTCTGTTTTAGCTCCTTGTATTACTTTTTCTATACCGAATGGACCATTATCGCTTTCCCATCTTGTAACAAATTCTTTAGCGTTATATGGGTCAAATCCAAAACATCTAACGTCATAACTTCTTTCTATAATGTGACTATCTAAATCTTCATAGACTTCCATCATATCAAGAACTGTTCCGGGTAGAACTATTAAACTTCCCTCAGCCATGAATTGGTCATACTTAATACGCATTGCGCCAGGTAGTTTTCTAAGAGTATTCTCGGAAATATAATTTCTAGTCTTAGTTCCAAAATCACCATTACGTAATGGGAATAAGAATGTGAATGCGCAGAAATCATCACCTTGTGATAAATCGGCACCTAGAGCACACGCCATGTTCCAGAAGTCTCTTCTTCTATGCGTAAGTGTTTCCTCATAGGTAAAGAAATATGTACAACCTTCCATTGGTATACCAAAACGTTTTGCTAATATATCGTTTCTTACCGCTGGTGCTTTCTCGGCCCTTTCGACGTCCAATTGATATGTTTCATAAGTTACAGTTTTTCCTAGATTAGGATTGGCTTTCAACCATGTTCTAGGATCGTTAACTTCTTCTACATCATCTAGTTTATAATACCAAATAGATACATGAGGGTTTACATAATCACCTTTTAATATCTCCATTAACTCCATTTTGATTGTGTCACCACTACCGTTTCTTACAGTACCTTCAGAACTCATTGCGATTATAAGATAATCATCCAATTTAGATGCACCTTGCTCTATTGCACCTATGACATCTTCTCTTATATCTCCAGATAACCATTCATCGACAGTGGCTATTTTACATCTAAGCCCTTGTAGTTTATTTATACTCATAGGTCTTATTTCAAGTAATGAACCCGTTAAAAAGTTTTCTATACCTTTCTTAGTTGATGCTAGTTTTGTTCTGGCAGCTTTAGAACCTGTTGTATTCTGTAAAGACCCATCGGTAAGGAATTGGAATAATGGACCTTTAGCTCTGGTTATAGAGGTTCTAGCTGGCGATAATATTTCTTCTGCTTGTTTCATTGTTGGAGCTGTTGTAATTTGATGTGTCGTACTCGGGTCAACATTTAAAAAATAGTTCTGAACAAGAGAACCATACATTGATTTAGCTGCACCTCTGGATACTATCAAATATTGTTTACTTATAAGACGCTTCTTGATCTTTTTCTTAATATAGCGTCCTTCTCTCCCATCTCTTGATGGTTCAAAAACACTTCTTTCGACGAAATAATACCAACCGAATACCTGTTCTGCCCACAGTTTAAACGAATCCAATAAATGTAAGTCGCTACCGTCAGTAAGCGTTAATTCATTTTCACAGAAATCTATAAAACCATCTATAGCTTTGTCATCGTAATATATTCCAGGATTGGCTATCAAATCGTCTATTCTATTCATCTCCATAGATATTTCTTTACATACTGGTATCTCACCCCTAATTACAGCATCTCGAAATTTACCATAATAAATAGGAGTCGCCGTATTTGATAGCGCCATTTTAAATTCTCCTTTTTATATATTAACAATCTCGTTATTTTTTTAACTCTTTAATAGCTATCATTATCGATAATGCAGAACTTCCAATAGCCAATGCAGTTCCGGCGTTATCTAATATTTTACCAGCTCTATCTTTTCCAGTAGTAGTAGCCCTAGAACTCATAACTTGAGTATATCTTTCTTCCATGTTAAGTCTATTAACTGCTTGTTGTAGATCTTTATCAGTCATTTTAGTTACATCTTCTTTTATACTTTTATCATTTCGTTTTTTACTAATGGTATTATTTATTTTCCTTCCACTCTCAACAATAGTTGCACTATCGTCAACACTCTTTTTAATATTCTTATAATCATCTTTCGACATTGTTTTCTTCTGTTGTGGCCCATGAGTTTCAGCAGATGCTCTTCTAACTCCCCATCTCATACCTTTTTTACCATAATGCTTTAGATAGTTATCATTCATTCATATCACCTCCTTTCGATTATTATATTTCTTCAATCGGCGGCGCTATTATAATGTTGTTTTTATCACCCTCCACATATAGACGCCATTCTATTTCGCTAATGGTTCTGTTATAACTCTCAACCACAACAGATGTTGCTGGTGGGTCGAATATAAGTTTAACTTTAAGGTAAATATAAGTCTTAATCATCTGTAAATTTGATTCGTCGATATAATCACTCCATACAGAAGTGGAGTCAGTTATAAAGAATCCAGTAGACGGACCTATATTAAGTTGATTCAATGTTGCGAATACCGTGTTGATGTGTATTATTATATCGTCATCAAATACAGTATAGTCACTTTGAACACCTAATAATTTCTTTATCGACTGTAGTATACTTTCCATTTATTTTCACCTCCACGGACAAGTGTCATTTTTAGTCCTTTCGATAGGAGCATCGAATAGAATACTTTCGTCCCCATAATGTATTGCATCGTGAGTTCGCTTTCTTGTAGAAATCAAATATTCAGGATTTAATAATATATCAGTTTTGTTTAATATGTCTTCTTTGGTTATCGGATTCATATGATGAATTATTATACGCTTATAAATATCTCTATCTTCTATTGCTAAATCACAACCATTATCTCGTATTATTATTTGATCTCTAAGGAGTAACCATTCATCGGATTTATAAAACTGTTGATTTAAATATCTATCAAACCCAAACGTTTCTTTTCCGACTCTCCCTGATAATTTTAAATATCTGAATCGTTCTTCGAATGTTCCCAATTGCATGAGTTCTGTATATGTTCTAATCATCGTAATCATCATCTTCTTCATCATTATCATCTTTGGCATTACCACTATAACTTCTCATAGCGTCTATAGCTTTAACATACATTTCTTCTATACGTTTAGATGATTGTAGATTTTCAGTTTTAGCTGTTATTAGTTTCTTTTGTTCTTCAAGTATTTCTTTCTCTATCTTTTCTTTCGTTGAACCCAACTTTAGATAGTGAGTTATTACTTGTGAGGACGCAGTTCCATCTATTAATTGTTGAGCAGCCAAGTCTACGGCTAACGACACCAATTGATTCTCTCTAGCCTCAGGTGTTGAAGCGGGTCTTATTTTTTTAACATTTACTTTTTGCTTCTTTTTAATACTTTCCCCCATGGTTTTAACCTCCTTTGTGTATATTATACATAATCTTTTATATGACCTGTAAACTTTTTAACGGCTAAAGGAGAGCCAAAACGTTAACCGACTTACGACCATCGGATTTACAAGCCATATGAAAGATTATGTATAAAATTGCTTTTCAAAAATGTACCCCCGGGGATTTTTTTAGG